AATTGCAGCAATTCGTCGCGCATGGCGGGGAACCACGAGGACTCTTTGGCGAAGCGCACGGCGCGGCTGCGCATTCTTGCTTGGATGCTGCGGGCGCGGGACTGCTTGTCATTGAGCGGGACGATAGGCTTCAGATTCATGTAGATATTACGCTTTCTTTGCTCGATTTCCAGTCCGGCGGCCAGCGCCTTCAGGATGGCGCCGGATTCGACGTACCACTCGTCGGGGTGCCAGGTTTCCTCGATGGCGAACATTTCGTCGATGATTTCCTTGGCGTCCCAGTTGCCGGAGCGTTCGTCGACGATGTCGAGAAAGCCTTGCTCGTCGACGCCGCCGACGGTGAACACGGTGCGGTCGCGGGTCTGCTTGGTGCTGATGGCGAAGTCGCCGCCGACGTAGAAGGTCAGGCGTTGATCCGCGACGCGCTTCTGGTCATCATCGCCCATGGGCACGAAGTCCTCGTCGCGGAAGAAGCCGCTGGAGGTATCGGTGGCGATGTTGCGGTATTCCATGTTGAAGCCGGCGATGTTGAAGGCGTTGACGTACATGCCGCGAATTTCCAGCAGGCGCTTCCTCGGGAACTTCTGCGGCCAGAGCAGCGATTCCTCGCTAACGTCCTCATCGCAGGCCTGATAGATTTTCCCCTGCCAGCTCTTGTTCTTCAGGAGGCGCATCAGCACCGAGTCGTTGTGCAGAATCGTTCCGTAGAAGCGGTAGATGGCGTTGTCGGCGCCCATCGGCAGGACGGTATTGAGAATCCAACGCATCGCCTTGTCGCGGCGGTTACTGTTCAGGACTTGTTCATCGTCCTCCATGTCGTCGCCGTTGAATAGCGATGGCCGGTAGGTGCCCCAGGAGAGGCCGCGCACGGCCTGTTCCATGCCGAGGGCGTACATGCGGAAGCGGTAGCCGTCGCTCATCTCGGCGATGAAGTCGTTTTCGGTATCGCGCTCCAGGCGTTTCAGCCGGAACAACTGCTTGATGCGCTCGTTGGCGAGCAGTTCTTCCTTGGCCTGTCTGAGTTTCTCGACAGCCAGATCGTAGGTGCGACTGATCTTGATCTGGAACGGGTGCTGTTGAAAGAGACTTGCTGCCAGTCCGTAGGCGTGGTTCAGAGCGGTGCTCTTGGCGTGGCTGCGTGGAGCGGCGATTACCACGCGCGGGTATTTGCTCGTTACCAACTCCCACCATTCGCGGTGCACGGGCGGGATGGGACAGGCGTCTTCGTAGGTGTCGAGCAGGAAGGCTTTGACGAAGCCCTCGATGGCGGCGGCATCGAGTTTGCGTTTGCCGACGAACGGATTAGGGCCGGTGTAGGGCATTAGTCAACACGTTCGCTGTTGCCGGTAATATCCTGCGGTTCTTCCTTAGCGTATTTCTGCAGAGCGACCACCAGGTTATCCAGGGAGATGTGGTTCTTCTCGTCGCGGATCACGCCGATTTCCAGTTCCAGGTTATGCAGCACTTCCGAGGACTGCACCAGCATGGTCGACAAATCGCGGGCCTTCACCGGCCGGAAACCAAGAAACTCTCCCAACTGGTTGTACTGCGGGTCGCCTTCTCTGACCCGCTGCGCCAACTGGCGGATGAGGAGCGATCTTACGCCCATCAGTTCGCCGTGCACGCCGCCCTTCATCTCCGGCAGGACGTGCTGTTTCAAGAGCGACCATTCGCGGCTGTTTACCCAATGGCTGACGCCGATCACCGGCACATGCAACAGTCTTGCCAACTCCTCTTGTGTTGCGCCGCACAACTGGGCCTTGACGGCTTGCAGCAATTCGTCGTTGGAGCAGGTTTCCGGCAGTCCCGGCGGACGATCGAACTCGACCTCATCGACCGAGGTAGGCAGGGCGATGACGTTATTCTTTGGCGGCATAACTAGATCCTCCTCTTAGATCGAAACGTTATAAGCCCGCCTTGACAAAGCGTCAAGCGGTGCTATGCTGTTACTAGCGCAGACGCTCCTCTGCGCGGTTGCTCCTTGGTGGCTGTACCGGGTGGCGGGGTGGACCGCAGACCGCTTCGCCCACCCGTCTTTCTGCGGAGGTCAATGCTACCTGTAGGCTCCCCCACACGCGGGAACCGGCAACAAAAACCCACCCCGGCCTTGAACCAGCCGCCCAACGGTCGCGCTGACCAATGGGATAAACACCCAACTCGCGGCAGCCCATGCCCCGAGCGGGGGAGCCTAAGTGGCCTGCAACGCACCGCAGGTTGAACCTCCGTACACTAAACAGCGCGGAGCACGACCGCACCACATCCCCCGACCTGCACCCGCAGGCCCCCATGGCGATAAAGGAGAAGCGCAACAGGCAACGCCTGTTTCATCCACAGCACGCAACGTGCCGTGGTTCTGAATCTATGCCACCTCCCGCCGACATCCCCAGCAAAGTCAACACCGGTTTATTAAGATAAAACTTCAAACCCAACCCCCCCCCTGTCGGAATAATTTACAGCCAGTACACATGCACCGCAAAATGGTCAACGTTGACCAGCACATTTGCAGATCTGTGGCGACGGCGCTGACAGGAATACACAAATTCTGTCACTGCCGAAATTGCCCCTCCCCTCCCTGCTGCAGCGCAACAGTAGATTACTGATCCTGGCACAGTGATTGCACTGTATCTGTGATAGCTCAATCATATCAATGAGATAGAGTGAGAGCAGAGCATGACAGATGAGTGTGCAGGTGCAGCGAGAGAACCACAGTAACCCTGCTACAGCAAGTTAGTGTTCACTAACCTCTGCTATGCGCTGGTCATAAGTTAGTGGTTACTAACGTTAGTGGTCACTAACCTAATGGCAGAGGGGATGTTAGTGAGTGCTCACTTACCTTTTCCTGTAGTTATGTCAAATAGCCTACCGTCTGTCTGGCTGGACTATCTTTTGCTTGATTAGCTGGAAGTGCCCTTGTGCGGCGCTATGTGCCGGACGCTGTACGTCACAGTTAGTGCTCGCTAACTCCTAACTAGTTGATATTGCTCGTTGTGCGCTGTTGGCACGGCTGCTGCATTGGTATGGTTGCGGTAGTGAAGACGGGATAACGGGACCCGGTAATACAACCCGCTACCGCACCCCGATCAACTGAATAGGAGCGAACCATGCTAACCAAACGCGAGCAAATACTATCGGCACTCGGCGCGTGGATACGCCATCGTCCGGGGTTGGAGTACGGCAATTACTGTTCCGGTTGGAACGATAAGGCGGGGCGCGCTGCGTACTTCTCCGAGATGCGCTCGATCACTCGGGATCGCCACACCGCCGAACGCCTGCTCGGTCAAGTGGCGTGGCGCGAATCCATCGGTGAAGCCGAGCTTCGCGAGGCGTTCCGGAGCGCGTATTCGGGCCGGTTGTCCATTATCGACAAACCTGACGGCAGCATCGCGCTTGATTACTGCACAGGCCAATACTGGCCGACAGAGTACCGCAAGGCAGCGTGCGCCATACTAGCTTCGGCACTGTGGGCCCATAAGCGTGCTTGCGTTCCCGAAGGGCTCGACGCGCCAGGGACATGGATGCGTAAAGAGTTCCGCAAGGAATACGGCGCAAGCATTGCTAACAGATGGTTTAACTAGGAGCGAAGGCATGAACCAAGCACAAGACGAACGACGCGCACGCATGCTGGAGAAGGTGCGTAAGCTGCTATCGATGGGCCGCGATGGGCGCGGCAACGAAACGGAACAAGAGACGGCGATGCGCCAGGCCAACAAGCTCATGGCGGAATGGGGCATCGCCGAGGCCGAATGCGATATGGCGCAGATCAACGCCGGCGAAATGTCCTTCGGAGAAACGCAATGCGGTCCCGACGGTCGGGCGCCGGCCGAGGGTAAGGTTTATCGCTCGCTGCCGTCGTATGCCGGCATTCTTTGCGTTGGCGTCGCCCGGTTTACAGATTCCATTGTTATCGGTAGAAACGGCCCGAACGGCAAAATGCTCGTTTTCTGTGGCGAGAAGAACGACGTGCTATTCGCGCGTTGGGTGTTTGGCGTACTTGTCGATTCGATCAACGTCGAGCAACGCAAATCGGGTTGGACAAAACGCGGCGAAGCGTCGTCCTTCCGCGTTGCCGCTGCTTCTACCATAGCCAAACGCCTAAAGGAACTCGCCGCCGAACGTAGGGCCATGTACCAGCAAGCGCAAGCTACCTCGAATTCCCGCGCCTTGGTCGTCGTTGATCGCAAGGCCGCTATCGTCGCCGAACGGTTTGGACGGCAACAGACGCGCTCGACACGTTCCGGTTACACGTCGTCCGGAGCGGCCCAAGCCGGTCATGCTGCAGGAAGCAGGATCAACATTCCCTCAGGTCGCCCCTTGGGACAGGCCAACCATGCCCGATTGGGGTCGCAATGACCGATACCTTTACAACTCAGCGGCAGATACGCGCCGAATTCTGGACCGCCTATTGCATGGTGCCGGGAGTAAGTAGAAAACGATTAGCAGATGGCGATTACAACACCGATACTAGGGTCGCATTCTGCGATTTCGTGGATGCGCTCGCCCGCAATGGCGACATCAGCGAATCCCTAGCCCAACGGGTAACACTATGACCATCGCCTACCACTTCACCGGCGCCATGCTCCGCGACGTTCGCCCCATCCCGCCCATAGGCGAATGGCTCGTGCACGACGGCCCAGCGATCATGTGCCGATCCGGCTTGCATGCATCGCTGGACCCATTCGATGCGCTCAAGTACGCGCCGGGACCATTCCTGCATCGCGTTGAAGTCGCGGATATTGTCCTCCAAGAATCGGACAAGCTGGTATGCCGACGGCGCCGGATACTGCAATCGGCGGACGCGACTGAGATGCTCCGCTATTTTGCACGCCTGCAGGCGCTGTCCGTCGTGCATTTGTGGGATGCTGCCGATGTCGCGCTCGATTACCTGATGACCGGCGATGAAAGTCTGAGAGCGGCGGCCAGCGACGCGGCTTACGCGGCGGCTGAGGCGTCTTACGCGGCTTACGCGGCGGCTGAGGCGTCTTACGCGGCTGACGCGTCGGCTTACGCGGCTGAAGCGACGTTTTCTGCGACGTTTTCTGCGGCGGCTTCTGCGGCGGCTTCTGCGGCGGCTTCTGCGGCGGCTTACCACGCGGCTTACCACGCGGCTTACCACGCGGCTTACCACGCGGCTTACCACGCGGCTTACGCGGCGGCTCGCGCCGAATTCAATCAATTAGTGCGAGAGGGGTTCGAATGCCAATAACCGACGACATCCGCGCCGGATGGCAGGAAGCGGACGAATTGCGTACCGAATTCGTGGCGTTTGCCAAATACGTTAGGCAATACGCTCCATTTATCAACGAGCCCGCATATACGCGCAAACAACTGTGCGATAGATGCGACGACATCATCAGCCGGTACGCTGATTCGTCCGATCCTCCGCCAGACGCGCGCTAATCCTATCCCGGAACTCGCCCATTGACTCGCCTGCTCTGGGAGTCATGGGCGGGCTCAGTCCCAGGGCGAAATTGACCGTTCTCGCTTCTGTCGTCCACCACGCGGCAACGATCGGCGCCGGCCGAATTACGCTGTCCGACCGTTTGAGCCATGTCTCGAGGAAACGCAGCATCCGCACTGGCCGCCGGCTCGGATTGCGTTCCAGCCATAGCGCGGCGCGCGCGGTCTCCAGGTCGATGTTCTTGGTCGCATAGCTGAGTTTGAGCGCCGCAATGGTATCGGCGGATAACTCAACAGGACCGTGCTTGCCGGCGAGGATCATTTGCGGCTCGCCCATTTAACCATTGCATCGGCAATTTCCTTCGGCGGTTGACCGAGCAGATCGCGTTGCAATGCTTCGCTTATCGCGCCCCTGAAATGCAGATGATGCGACCCGTCAGGGTTGGCCCAATGATAGCGCCGTATGCCGTCATCCTTCCAAAACACGAAATTGACCGGCAATCCACAAACCTGACACGGCCTGATGCGTTGCCCGCGTTTTGCCATTATCTGCTCAGACTCTATGTTCGGTCACACACTACCCCCCTACCCCCTAGATAGGGTAAGAGGGGATCGGTCACTCCGCTTGCGCGGACGCGCTCTGCGACATGTCCAT